TAATAGTTTCACTCGCTTTTGATTGCGTCATAAAGAGCTGCTCCGCTAAAAAATTCTTTGTTAAGTTTCGTGCGTTGCTTTTCTAAACTTACAAGATAATCATTATAGTTTTCCATATAGTCACGTATCTTAGCAACAAGTTCTGATCTATGTATTCTATAATTGCTATAGTCGTCTGTCCATTTACTAGGATATTTGAACTCGGGTAATGCCATTTCAGTATAACTTAGTCTATCTGGCACCATAGGAATAGCATCTACTAATGCACCTTCGTACCAACTAATACCTAGTGTTTCTTGTAGATTAGCACTGAACACTAGTTTAGCTTCACCTAGCAAGTTATGGTATTCATTTTTAGTAAGTTCACGTTCTTGACATATAACAAACTCGTACTCAGGAAGTTGATCTGCTAAGTCTCTAAAGATATCAACTTGCTTCTCAGGAGCAACACGATGCGGAAAGAGTATAAGATTGCGTTTCTCCATACCTTTGTAACTATCTAAACTGTTCTTTAGATACTCCATAGGCCAACCTACACGATGTATTTTATCCCAGTCTATTGCATAGTCTTCATCGAACACATCTGTAAACATATCAATATGAAAGTCACTTGCAAAGAAGTTGTCATCATAACATTCAAACATTGACATTTCAGCATGTCTAACCCAAGGCTTATCACCTATAAGTCTACCTAAGAAGTCTTGAGGATCATAACTACCAGCATGCCATAACCCACCAACATTAATGTCAACGCTTAATAGTTCTGCCATATAGCGTAGTTGTATAACAGTAGGGTTCCAAGCATCTGTATATAAAAAATAGTCACCATCGGCTACTTGTCCTTTGCAGAACATTTCACCGATGGTTTCTAGTTGTTTACTTTTGTAAACATTTGTACCGCCAAAGTTTAAAAACGCCCCAGGCGTGGTTGCTTGAGGAGTTTCTCCACCACTAATAACATTTACTTTCTCATTTGTAGCTCGTTGCAATTGCCGTGGAAGATGTTCTTTCCACTGTTTAGTATAACGTGTGTCTACTGCTTCGATGTCTACAATGTGAATTGTCATTATCTTTTCCTACTTTCTGCCCGAGCTTTTGCTCGTTTCCAGTTTTGCCACTTTTGATATGCAATCCATACAGGGGCATCACGTTTATATAAATCTTTTTCATTATAAACATAGCCTGGACCTTCGAAGCGACAAAAGTCGAGAAAAGCTTCAAGATCGTTAAACACTTTATTTACTACCGGATTTTTGATAGTCATTTACCTAATTCCTTTATGCTGGGTAAATAATTTGACAGCCATTTTCATTATCTTCAGCTACGCTGATTTCTACAAAGCGGCCGGGATACTTTGCAGAAATTTCTTTGTACAAGTCATCTGCAATCATTTCGCAGCTCTTGTGATCTAATTGCAATACTGATGTAGAACTATCTACTTCAGCATACAACCGTTCCATCCAGCGTTTAAACTGAATAAACTCAATATCGCGATCGTTGTGAAACACTTCGATGCGTACTTTAAAGTGAAAGATATGACGATGTGGAATGCCTAGAAATGATACATCATCCCAATCGCCGGTTGCTAGTTTAGGGTCAGTATCTGCACCTGGGTACATATGTACACCTTCTTTAGCGAAAGTTACCCAAATACTACGTTCTGCTGTTGTCATGGGTACATTAATAGCTGCATTTTGTTTTGTCATTTTAGCGTCTTCTTCTCTCATTCTTCGTCCCATATAGTTATGATATGATTCACGTTGTTCCATATTACTAGTATACTTTCATTTAATAACTTTGTCAAGACCATATTTACTCCAATCAGTAAACTTTTCTCTATCCATTAGATCGTGTAGGCTGTGACACCATACACCCGGATTAGATGCTTTAAAATCTTTGTCGTCGATTTTAATCATTGCATTGTAGCCCCACTGTGCAACATATGGAACAACAACACGAAGTTGCGGAATAAAGTTATTGCTTTCGACAAGTCCACCGTCTAAGAACCATTCTAGGTTAATAGTGCTAGGAATGTCCAAACTACAAAGGATATCTTGATCTGTAAAGGCACGAATCATTAGATCCCAAGTTTCAAACTCATCTGCTGTTACAGGATTGTAACTGTGATTAGCACCAAAGAATATGTGTTCGCAACCTTCTCTGTTGTAGAACTCCATAATATCATGAAAGCTCTGAATGCCAGTAACAAACAATGTCTTCATTCCAAACGCAGGAGTCTTTTCAACTTCTATGCCTGTAAAGAATGTAATACTGTCTGCTTCACCTGTTTTATAATCACGCTTCATTGTAGCTGCTCTAGTTTTGTGTGAATACGATGTATTTCATCTTTTAGATATAGCTTCATAGTTTTTAAACGTCGAACTTCTGGAGTAATGTTTATATTATTATACTCTACTTCAAGCTCAACGTCGAGCTCTCTGTGTTTGCGTGTAAGTTCTTCTAAATGCGCCTGTAGTTTGTCTACTTCGTCTTCAAAGTTGCTCATCCTCAAGTTCCTCTAATTTAGTTTCGTCTAGTTCTTTTCCGTCAGTGTCTTTAGTTTCTTTTACGTCAAATAGTGCTCCAAAGTATGTACTTGCATTTACAGTCTTTTTACCTATCGCACCTCTTGTACCAGGTATAGCCATCCAAAATCGACTATGCTCGTCGACTAACTTTAATGCTTTTTCTTTATCGTCAGTGGCAAAAATTTCATCTACAACATCTCTAAAATAAAGTCTGTCATGTTTTTCTTGTACAAGCATTCTAGGCACAATACCGTTGTCGTATTGTCTATTAGCTTCTTGTACAGCATTAATATGACTCCATACATTGTGACCCATTTGAATAGCATAACTAAAACTATCCCATGATGTCTTTCCTTCTTTGCCTATTTTATTTAGATCTCCGGGAGCATATGTACAAATGTCTGATACTTTGAGTCCATCTGTAATCGGTGAGTCTTCAAAGTTTTTAAATACCCCATCTGATATAACAGTGTCTCTAAATCCACGGTTGTCTGTAGCATATTTCTTATCGTCAACGGATGGCACCATTCGATATGTCCATTTCGAGCGATCCTCTGTTTCATTCTGTATGTATATCTGTCCATTAGCGGTTGCGAGGAAAGGACTAGCACAGTCAAATGTGGCAGTAAAGTTTTCATTATGATGTTTCCTAACAGCTCGTTGTATGTCAGTTAACAACGTAGCCCATTCTAATTTAGAGGTACCCAAGAAGTGCATAAAGTCTTGCACACCTTTTTCTAATAATCCGTCATAACGAAGAGAAATAATTCTTTTTAAAACTAAGTGTACATCACACATATTCTGTCCACCCATTGACCACCCATTAAAGTGTTCGTTTGGATATTTCTTAGGATCACTATATTGTTTCATACGTTGATACCAATCTTCTGCATCAGCATGATTTTCACCTTGTAAAACATTTAGGAATTTACAGTTACCATTACGGTTACGAATAAACCAGTCGTTGTTAATGTAAGTACCTTCAACTGCTTCCATATAACTACTAATACCAGTTGCTTTCTGTCCTTCAGGCGAACGTGCTACCCAGGCTGGGATATCAAGGATCATTCCGTAGTCCATATAAGCATCCATCCATGTAAGAACTTGCTCACGTTTTTTCTGTGCTTTAGGACAACTAGGATCTTTCCAGTTACCTTCCCAAACGCCTTTACCAATTTGGAAACCACCTGAGTCTCCAAGTATCCAACTGTTGTTCCTATCTCTGTTACGAACCATATCTTCTTTAGGAGCGTGTTTATTGACATCTAGTTCAGCGTGTCCTGCAGAGTACAATGTCCAGTGATAATTAAATAGTCCTTGATCAGGATTAAGATAATTTAAACTTTCGCAACTGTTTGGAAAGTTACTAGGCATTCTATCTTTAAGTACATATTCGTCGTAACGCTGTTTACCTACGTAAGTAGCATAAAAACCACTTAGCGCAGGTAGGAAAACAGCATAATCTTTTTGTGTAGTAGTTAAATCTCTATTCATTTAATTTCCTATTAAATTCTGTGAAATTACCATCATACTTAACCAAATCCACAAAGTGTTAAAGCCAACGAGTGTAGGTAAAAGTTTTTTATTACTTGCCCATATAAGAGATAGACTAGTAAAAAGTGCAATAAAATATAGTTGCCAAATATTAATGCCAAATATAAGTGCCGGAATGATAATAATAGCTTTAGCAATCCAGCTAGCTGCTTCAATAATATTATAGTTTGTCCAATACGCTTTAGTAAACCAAAGTTTGTAACATTCTATAATATTGCGCCAACCAGTAACAGTATAAATGAAACTAGTTAACGCTAGCCAACTTAATATTGCAAATATTATTTGATCTGATGTCATAAATTACTTACTCTGTGCAGGCAGAATATAGTCATAAGTTGCCATACCACTATCAACACTAATTTGCATTGCTCCTTGATCTGAAATACTCATGGTTTTATCACCACTTAATCCAAGAATTGCTTGCACTTGTGATACTGGCCAACTCCATGTGTGAGCTAGATTGCCTTCTACAGCAGCCTCGAATACAAATTTACCTGCGTGTGTACTTGCGTCACCAAAACTAAACACAAGATCAGTTACTCCGCCTGTTTCAGCAGTTGTTACATTAAACGTAGGTTCTTCTGAATGTGCTGCACTTTGCAACTTCATACGTCCGATAGCACCGATGCTCGGATTAATACTCACATTCCAACTTGCACCTTTAAACTTTACAGTCTTTAATTTCTCTTCGATAATTGCTTTGTTCATAAAGCGATAATCATTTTGGAAATCACCAGCGTTGTTCTCAAAATGAATGTGTGTTGGAATAGTTTCGCCGTTACGATCTGCTTGTACTACTTCAATCTTAGCATCTTTTTGATACTCTGGATTTTTCAAATGTAATGCTAACTTTTCTAAGTTAGGCATACCAAATGTACCATCTGCAATTTTATGGTTTGTTGTTGCACTCAAAATAACAGAACGATCTTCTGCCATTGAATCAATTGTTGTTTCGTTTTCGCCTGAAACTTTTACAATACTTAAAAAGCCTAGCGAGTGCGTGTGTGCTACAATATCTTGTAGGATGTCTTTCATACTGTTTCTCCATTGTGTAGTTTTATTATATTACCTAAATCGGTGTTTGTCAAGAACTTTTCTATTGTGTATTTAGGTTCGAAGCCTAATGCTCGAATTTTTTCCATATTAGCACAAGTCCAGTTCCGCTCTCCCGGGGTATTTAGACGCACTGGCAAGTCCGGTGCTAGGTCTTGGATCCTAACTGGATGCCCCGTACCTATGTCAACTATACCATTGACATGTTCTTTTGCTATTAAGACTTCAATTGCATCTAATATATCTTCTAAATGAATAAAATCTCTGTAGTGCCTAGTTGTATATTCTAGTGTACCGTTGCGTAGTTTGTTAAAGAACATATTCTCTCTAGGACAACTGTCACTATAAACTGTATGGAAACGCATGCCTAGTGTGTCAGGATAACGTGATGCTAGTTCTTCTAGTATGTACTTAGATGCTGCATAAGGGTTCAAATCGGGCTCGTAAGCACTCGAACTGCTCGCATATAGTATACGTGTATCAGGATAGCGTTCAAACAAGCGTCTGCTTGCTTCTACGTTGTTGTTCCAATATCCTGCAGGGTCTTTCAAACTTTCACGTACACCGCTTTTACCTGCGAGATGTATAATTAAATCAAACTCTTCTCTAAAGTCACAAGTTAATAAATCTTGGTCTGCACTGTCTTTTAGATCAAAACCGATTACTTGATTATTTTTACGAAGTCGTTCTAATAATGCACTACCGATAAATCCTCGATGTCCAGTTAATAAAATTTTCATTATTTTTTTCTTATTTGAGTATTATATTCTATTGCTTTTTCTAATATACTCAAATTTACTCCATATTTATTATTTGCTGTATAACAAATAGCACTTGTGTCTTTTGGAAAACAGTGTCCTCCAAAACCTCGTTGCTCAGTGATTGTAGTATGACTACTACCTATTCTATTATCTTGTGTTACACCTTTAGTAACGTTATTATAATCAATATTAGATGCCTGACACAAATCGTATATTTGATTAAAAAATGCTACTTTTAATGCTAAAAAACTATTTCTAACATATTTTGTTAGTATAAGTTCTTCGGCACTGTATTCTTCAAATTGTAAATCTTTATTCGTGTTTGCAAAAATTGTCTTCCAAAAGCCTATGTCGTCACCTCCTAGTAAAAATACTTTTGTCTTTAAAAAGTCATTCACAGCAGTTTCTGCTCTTAAAAATTCTGGAGAAAATGTTAGACTTGCATTTGGATAATGTTCTTTAATTTTATTCCAACCTTCTAAGCTTAATGTTGATTTAATTAAGAAAGGTACATTTGGTGATTTCTCAATTACATCTAATATATTTTGTACATAACAACTTCCATCTTTGTCTTGCGGAGTTGCAACACATATTATTATAGCTGATACATCTGTAGGAAATTTATCTAATAAATTATCATATGCTGGATCAGTAATTACTACATCGTTATAATTTTTAAAAAATTCATGATGTGCTTTGCCTACAAATCCATATCCTGCAATTCCTAGTTTCATAAATAATTCTCCTGTAGTATCTTCATTGTATCTTGCCAATCACTTACATGATGATTTACTCCATGTACAATAGCATCAGATAGTGGAAAATCGTTACCTTGTTCGTCCATACGATCTCCAAAAAAGATTAAATTATCAGTTTGATTAAAATCTTTTAATATTTGAGATTTATTAGAACCTTTTGGACCTATATCAATTCCTGTTTCACCACCTGGCCTTGCTTCAAGGTCTAACCAAAATTCGTTAAACTTATCTGCAATTAGATTTCGTTCACCTACTTTAGTATCCCATTCTACATATTGTTGTCTTTGTTTTTTATTTGCATTTCTCCCCACAATACTAAAGTTCATCATGCCAGTTCTGTGTTCGTAATGATTTCCAGTACGCAACGGAAATTTACTATATTCTAGTCTTTTTTCTAACCATTGAAACGGCTTCCGTTCCATCATCCATTCAGTAGTTACTACACATTCTCCTGATATCCACTTTTCACTTCCGCTACAATTATATACTGCATTTACTGACTCACAAATATCTTGACCACATTGTTCTACTGTTTTAGCATAATCGCTTCCTGTTACAAGAAACACATCAAACTGTTCTATAACTTTAAAAAAGTAAGACTTAAATTCTGCATCCATTAATCCTCTACTAGGAGTAAGTGTACCGTCCACATCAAAAATAAATTTATTCATTTATGCAAAATGCCTTTTCGTTTTGTATAAATTCTGTTTCTAGTACAGCTTGTTCAATATGACAGCTCATAGCAGTTTCAAACTCTTCATAACGAGTGTATTTAGGTTCTGTGCTATAAATTACACTACTTACGATCCAAAGTGTCCACATATTATCTCTCCACTAGTGGCTGTGTGCTTTCACTATCGTGATAATCGCCACTTGTATAATAATCGCGACATGCGCTTTCTTTAATCATTATACCGTTACGCATACGATAGGTTACAATCTCACGTCGAATCACGCCGTCTATGTCTGCATCAAATGCGTTCTTAAAAGGTCCGTCAGTCATTTATATATCCTTTTTGTCAGTGTTTATTATAAAGTGTACTTTGATAACACCTTCATTTTCTTCTTTAACAAAAAATTCTAGTTGATTTTCTACAAAAATTTTTCTTAACTCACGTGCAGTAGGGTCAGTTTGCCTATCCATTTGTTTCTCTTTCTGTGACTCTTTTACGCAAGTCACTGGATGAGAAGCGGTGATCTCTTTTATTAAAGTGTAGCTGGATACCCCGCTTCTTGCAAATATCCTTGCCCGTAAAATCCTTTTCACGATACTCTTCACCTAATATTCTAACATCAATATTGTACATTGTCAAGATATCATTTAGGTCTTGTTCAGTGCCGTATGGAATAATCTCATCTACATAGCTTACACCTTTTAACTGTGTGTATCTTTCTACAATAGTCTGCACTGGTGGATTTTTTTCTGGCCTGTCTACACTAGGATCTGTTTGTAATCCGCATATAAGATAATCACATTGCTCTTTTGCTTCACGTAACATTTGTATATGTCCAGCATGTAATAAATCAAAGGTTGAACATGTAAAACCGATCTTCATTTTAATCTCCAAATTCAAATAAACTACCAAATGTAGTGTGTGATTTAGTATCCTCTAATGGATAGTTAAGCACACCAATCAAGTTGTCTAGTTTGTTGTCAATAATAGTTTCTGCCATAGCCGCATCATCAAACGGCAGTTCTTTAAACCATTCAGGAATGCGCAATTCATCTGTAGGATAAGCAACACTTGTATATCCTAACGGATTCTGTTTTAGTTTACAAACAATAACTTTCATACCATCTACAATCTCTTGCGAGTACTTGTCACCGTTCATACGCTTTAGTGTATTCCAGTTAAGACTTGCACGAACATGTCCGGGCATATTTGCCTTGCCTTGTTTTTCTTCTAGTCTCTGATAATGACCAACTTTGTTTGCACGTTTAGGCGAACCTTTCTCCCAACCTGGTCTTGCACTAAATTCTTTGCGGAATTCTGTAATACGATCTAGTACTTGTTGTTGCGGAACATCTGTTAGTACCATTAGCAGTAGTTCTTTCAAGAAGTCCTGCATAAACACAGGTGTATCTGATCTACGCAAGTCTAGACCCATTGCTTTTACTTTGCCTACACCGTCATCGTCAGTTCTAAAACCTTCATTGTCAATTACTAGTGCTGCATAACGTTTCTTAGTAATATACAATCCACTTTGTGCTACAATTTCTCTACCTGCTGCAATAACATCACTACGGGTTTTTGGACAGTGAAATGCTTCTGCCATAAACTTTGGAAATGTTGTGTTTGCCTGTTCGCATACTTGATCCATAAGTATAATACATTTTTCTTTAGACCATTCAAGTTTACCATTGTTAACATCATCTTTAAGTATTGGCCAGGCACTAAAGTAACAAGAGTCAGTATCGCCATATATCATTGCTTCGCCTACATGATTATACTCGCCCGTAATAGTTTTATTAACTTCGGCACTCATATGTTTAACAATAGTACGTCCAGTCAGTGTAGTAGATTGTCCGATGCGTTTATCGAAGAATCTACAACCAGGGTTGAGAATCGCACCATACAAACTATTCAAGTTAATTTTCTTAACCAACTGTCGTTTATCCCAGTATTCGATCTCTGCCTTGTTACCTGCGTCTTTTGCTTTCTTAAGCATCTTCTGCATGTCTTTACGTTCAGCATACCAACGCTTTAGTAGTCCTGGAATAACACCTTCATTTTCCATTGTAAAGATAGTGCCATTAGCACTAATCATCCACGGCATGTGACTATCAAAAATAACTTGATACAACTCGGCACCACTTAGTACATCTGTACGTCCGTCTTCCCAGTCAACAGTTAACGAAATATCTTTGCGTTTCTCCATTACAGCTTCGTATTCTTCAGTACTAAAACGTCCTTCCCAACTACCTGCAAAGCTTTTCTTCTTAAGATTCATGTCTTCGTGTACTCGGGCCTCAGATATCTCAGGACGTATTTGTCCTACAATAGTCTCTGGAGCCATATTTAATGCACGAATTACACTTGGATATAGACTGTTTAAGTCCATACTAGCAACCCATTTATGTACACCTTTCTTTGGAAACGCAACATAAGCACCAGCAGCTTGTGTATTTTCTGTATCGTCACGTGGACGTCTATTAGGAACTTGTAAACCTCTATTATGTGCTTCGTTAACAATACCTTGTTCTGTAACAGCAACAGCGCCCATTGTAGTCTGTAGTAGCACAGTGTTTTCGTGTGCAACAGTATTACTCAAGTCAATAAAACGTAGTTTCTTGTCCAACTTGTCAAGTAGTGCAGTATCTTGGATGTTGTATTCAATAAACTTACGGAAGTCATTGTTATACAACTGATCTAGTGTACCTTCATATGGCACCTTGTTTTCGCCTACTTCGATCTCACCAATAGCATCTAATCGATATGTATGACGTTCTTCATATGTGTACTTACGATATAGTTCTAAGCTATCTAAATGTACACGACCTACTAGGTCAAATGTAACCGCTTGCTTCCCATACTTTTCATATTCACGTTTTTTAGGCAACTGCCCCCACAAACAAAAACGTCTTGTGTCATCTTTGCTTAGTACACGACTTGTTCTGTTAACAGTGTACGGAATATCATAACCTTCACTGTTCCATCCACTTAAGATATCAGCATCTTCAATCAGTGTTAAGAAAGTGTCAATCATGTCACCTTCTTTAGCAAACAGCATTACGTTTTCAATGCCTTCTAGTTCTTTTTCAGCTTCTTCCATTGTAAGTGTCTTTGGCGGAACTGCTAGGCAGATCATAGTTTCTAGCCATTGTAAGTATATACTTATAGAAGTAATAGGCATAAACGGATCTGCAGGATCAGCAAAGCCGCGCTCTGGATCAAAGTCAGTCTCAATATCGAAAAACGCAATGTTTAGTTTAGGAGCATCTTGGTTGAGATAATTTGCTGACAAACACTGAAAGATTGGATTAATATCACTTTCAAAAAGCGTCTTATCTCTGTTAATAGCAACTTCTTTGCGGAAGTCTTTTGTATTCTTACATACAATACGACTTAGCGGATCACCGTACACACTTTTATACTTGCCCCGTTCGTCTTTGTAATAAAAAGTATATTTTGCATTATACTCTTGATATTCTCTTTTACCATCTTTTCTTTCGACAACTCGAATGATATCTTGACCTCGATCGAAAAAAGCGTCTACATAACTCAAATGTTTCTCCTACATTTTTTCATAATACTGATTCCCAATAACTAAAACATCAATTTCTGATGTTTCGTATAACTTATATGCATCTTGTGGATCTCCTGCTATAGGGTTACCTGCTATATTTAAACTGGTGTTCAGTACTACCGGAACGTTTGTCTTATTATACAACAATTTTAGTAATTTGTAAAATGATTTATTATCTTTTTTAGAAATAGTTTGTACTCTACATGTCCCGTCAACATGAGTAATAGATGAATATTTTTCTTTGTCTTTTGTATTGCCTACATATAGCATATATGGATTGTGGCCTAGATTAGAAAAAATATCATCTTTATATTCTTCTAATACAGTAGCACCGAATGGCCTGTATTGTTCTCTATTTTTTATATTGTTAATTTTTTCTTTTGCAAATTTATCAGCAGCATTAATTAAGATTGACCTATTTCCTAGTGCTCTTGGTCCTACTTCACCATTACCTTGATACCATGCAACAACTTTATTTTCACTTAATGCTTGTGAAGTTTTTGCGATAATTTCGTCTGATACACAATCAGTTGATGTATCATCTTGTGAATATGGAAAATTATTTAAATTAAATTCAGGTATACCATTTTTTATTCTTAAATATTCTACAGCACCTAGGCTTAGACCGTCATCAGCACAATGTGGAGGAATGATTAAATTTGGAAAATAATCTCTAATTTTACTATTCCATATTACATTTTGTGCTACTCCACCTGTATAGTTAATTGTATCTGTTTTATTTGCAAAATTTTTAAAATAATTTAATAGAATTTCTCCAATGGCATCATGCAAAGTCTTGACCCAATCTAATTTAGTATGTGTAGCAAGAACTTCATTGTTTTTATATTCAACCCATCGTTGGAAAGAAAATAATTCTCTTAGATTAAACATTCCATAATTACGAATAGTATTACTATAGAATTCTTTATCTAATTTTCCAAAAGATTGTAGTCCCATTAATTTACCACTTAGGTCAGCAAAATGTTCAGCCTTAATTCCTAGGCTTTCTGCAAGCATACACATTTCTATACCTAAAGACCCATGTCTAGGTATAGTTCCTATATCTTTTACTAGATTATCTTTGAAAACAGTATGTCCTACACCATAATCTCCATAGCCATCAATTACAATAGATACATCTGTGATATTTCTAGCTTCATAATTACTTAGAACATGTGCATAATGATGATTTAATCTTGTTGTAGGAATATTTGTATTTAAAAAATTCCAGTTAATTGCAGGGAAAAATCTATCAAATCCGCAATCTTCGTATTTCCATGCGTCAACTATAATTGCAATTTCGTCAATCTCTGCTTCGGTAATTCCCCAAGCTCTATAAATTTCTTCTTTCCACTTAAAGACATCATTTACTGCATGATGTTTTTTTTGATAAAATCTTTCAGTTTTGTGATAACGAAGACTATTGCCGTCATAGTAAGATAAATTACTATCGTGCTCGCAAAGTCTTAATCCTAAAAGTTTCATTAATCTTTATCGTATCCTGTAGTAGCAACAATAGTTTCAAGATCTTCAAACTCGTCTTGATGTTTGCCCCAGTCACGATTTTTTGCAACTTTAATAGCTTTATTAATTAAACTTGGTTTTACATTAAGTTCTTCTGCAACAGCCTTTACAGTTTCCTTTAAACCTTCATTTAAGTCTTCAATTTCTTGTAGTACTGTTACGCCTTCTTTTACTAGTCGTTCTAGTTTGGCTTTTTCTTCACTACCGTAGGTACGATCACTCATAAGATTATCTCCATTGTTTCTTATAGTATATAATATATTTAGGTTAATGTCAAGTAGAAAATACTTTTTTATTATCAAAAGCACGAGCCCATCCAAAGAATTGTGCTTTATAATCTGAATGGTCATCGGAACTTAGATTTTCCCATTCGTCTTTGCGCTTCCATAATTTAACAGCGCCTTCGTACCAGTCTGTATTATCAATAATATTTTCGAGCCGTTCTTTTGCATCGTATGCTTCTTCTACACTATCAAAGTCTTGTTCGATATGTATTACTTCCATAACAATCTCGTGTGTTACAAAGTCTAAACTAAAGTCAATACCCCATTTAGGTTTGATATTTAATAGTTTTTTTAGTATAGGACGATTTACACATACTTCTTTTAATTGTTCTCTAGCTTCGCCTGCAAATGCATAACGTGTTAGTAGCATACAATGGTCTAGTACTAAATGATGTTCGCTTGCTTCCATATCGTAATACCACTCTTGTACTGGAGCAATATGATATTGTATTTCTCTATTAAGTTCTATGCCGTTTGCTGTATAATGTAAATGTTCTAAGGGTGTTGGAACTTCGTATCCGTCTTTGTCAAAGTCTTTAAGCGGAAGTGTTTCGATTAATTGTCGTTCTATTGGTTTTGTAAGATAAGGATAGTTAGTAAACTCTGGTTTAAGATTTACTAAATGCATTACTTTGTTCTATTCTTTGATTTAATCGGTTTCTTTTTATTTTTTTTATTTGCATTAAGTTTATCAGATATAGTATTTGCTACTGCTCCGCCTACTGCTCGGCCTGCTGCTTTTGCTACTGCTCCGCCTGCGGCTCTTGCAACGCCACCTGCAACTGCTGCTACTGCCGGAATAATTTCATCTAACTTTTTTGCACCCATTAGTTTTAATGCTTCATCAATATATAGTGCAAGTTCGAAGTCTAGCTGTGTAAGTCCGCCCACATCGTGTGTGTATACCATCATAGTAACTTCGTTATAAAAGACTCCTACGTCAGCAAAGTGATCTAGTTTGATTTGTGGCTTTTCGATAACCATTAAAAAGCGTAGCACTTGATTGTAATCATCAAACGCTACTTTCTTATATAGATACTTGCCCTTGCGAATCTCCCAGTCTGGAGCAAACTTTTTTCGAATCGGTTCGGCTTGTTCTATGTCTAACTTTTTCATTTTACTTTAGTCTATAATTAATCACACTTGCACGAGCCTGGCTCGCCACGCTTCTTGCCTGCTACTTTACGACAGCCTTTCCAGCACTTCTTGTAGATTTTGCTGTTGCCGTGACGCTTGCCTTCTTCAAGTTCTGCAAGTTCTTTCTTTTCAGAAGCAGTTAACATAGCTTTGCCACATTCGTTGCAAGTTTGTGTTGCTTCAGAAAGTTTTTTTGCTAGACGATCTTGTAGGCTTTCGGCATGCATTGCAGCCATATGCTTCTTGTACTTTTTAGTACCTTTTTTATGAGGGCTTTTACCTTCACTAACTGAATTACAATTACAATGTTCACAGCTGGGAGGACATGTACAATCTTCTGCTTTAGTATCAGCACCGCAACACTTGTCTGAACAATGTGTATCTTTTGCTTCTGTTACTTCGCCCATTGGACTATTTTCATAATCCATATGATGATAAACACTACCAATCATATCTGCGGATTTAGTAATTTTTGATTGTACCCAACCTTCAAGACCTTCTGCTTCGCTTACGCCTTTTAGCATGTCGTGTAGTTTGATTGCATACTTTGCTAGTTTGTAAAGATCAGCACGAGCCATTTGTACTTCATGGTCTCTTTCAGCAGCGTGTGCTAAGTCGCCTAATCCTTCGCTAATTTCTTTTTCTCTCATTGAGGTGCTCCAATACGTATTATGTAGTATTTATCTCTTAATAGTCTTGCCGCCCATTACGTTGGTATTCATATCAAGTGCATTTTTAGCAGTACCGTCGGCATTTGTAGCTTGTGGCGCTTTTGGTATACCATTTTTATCTTTTTTTACTTTACGTTTAGCACCTGGTACACTTGCTACAGTAGCAATTGATCCAGCACTAGTGCTGCCAGCGGTTGCTACTTCGTCTAATAATTCATTCATCTTCATGTGTATTTTCCCATATCAAAACTTGTTTCTGGATCTAATTGTTTTTGTGACTTAGCATATTGTTTCCAATATTCTTCACGTTCATTAGTAGTAGCGTTACGTGCTTCGTGTTCTTTATACTTAGCTATGTAATGCTCTATGTCCATTATTTCTTCTTCCTACCTGATTTCATGTTTGCACACCAATGATACATTTTAGCCTTTTCGCCACTAGCGTTCTTAGCACGTTTGCGTAGTGCTGTTACACTTCCATTACAACTAGCACCTGAACGCTTTACACGCCCCGGTCTGCTTTTGCCTTTTACTTTACCGTCAGCAAAGTTTTCCAATGCTGTAAATAAATCACCTGGAGTTTTATCACACTTACAAGGTTCAGCAAAACATTTACCACACACCCATTCATTCAAACTATGCCCGCCTTCTATAATAGCCCATTCCATTGCTGTAAAGCGTTCGTTATATGCTTTATCAGTAGCAGTCTTTGCTTTAGCACCGTCTGGATGTTTAGGATTAATACCTACAGGCTCGCCATTCATTAGCTGTGAAATATCAACGCTCTTACCGATAGTATCTAACAGTTGGTGTAAATCGTCATTAGGATCGTACCCGCCTGTTTCGTATCCTGGTTTACCACGTACTTCTGTACGTTGTCCTGTTGTTGTGTTTTTAATATTTAGAACTAGCATCTTCTTGTCACGTTCTAACTGTAGTTTGTATCCTTCAGCAAGCCCTAGATTAAACAATACGTTAGTTGATTTACCTTTAACTTTTTTACTTAGTGTAGGCGGACGTCCGTCCTTGTCTACATTAAAACCAAATTTTGCAGCTTGTGTTTTTATTTCATCAGTGCTTACATCTGGAGTTGTGTTAACACCTTTTACTATTCTTCCATCTTCATTTAAGTCGGATAAGTCTGACATTTTCATTTCAAATCTTCCTTATATTCCTCAATATAGTAATCCATAGGCGTAGCACTTTTTAATTCAAACCATTCACCGTGGTTAGTTCTACCTTTAATATGATTTGGTGTTTTCTTTTTAAAATCTGCCACAACAATACGACGAATTTTACCACGGTGATCTACTTCTAGTACATACCATGGGTTCCAACTACGCCATATTTTGTAGAACCATTTTTTCATTATGTCTCTTTACAATTACATTTTACGCAAACATCGTTAATACAATATTTACAATCGGGAGAATGACAATGACACTTATGACCACAACTTTTACAAGTATCTTTGTCGTTTATCATTTCTTTTTACGTCCTCTAAAGCCTGCCGGCATATTTTCACCTGTCATCTTAGGCAGTCCAAACCACAGTTCAAACCATTCTTTGTCACCTGGTTTGATATTATCTTTGCGCATCTTACGTGCATTTGAATTTGCAGCATCACTAATATTTTCAAGAGTATACTCTGTGTAACCTTTGAATTCGTTTACGCCTGCAAGTTTCTTTATACGCTCGAGTTCATCCATTACTTTTTCTTCTTGTTATGCTGCGCCCATGCTATTGCATATGGCGCACCTGGATCGTCAAATTTCTTCTTTAGTGCTTTAACTTGTTTTTCTCTACCTGGCGGAGCCTTTTCTATCATTGACTCGTTTGCTTTAACAAGTTTATCGCCTTGTTTTTCCATATATTTTTTAAGAGCAACTGCTCCTAATATAAGTGCTACTGCTGCGGCAATCTCAAATTTATTATCAATAAGCATTTGTGCATATTCTGCACCTATGTTGTCCTTAACCCAGTCCCAGCCTTGATCAATATAGTATGCTGCTGCTGCACCACCGATAATTTTTCCACCATGTTTCTTTAGTAACCATTTTAGTACTGGCCATGCACCGTATCTAACAGCCCATTTAAGAATCCATATAACTGCTGCAACTGCCGGTGCTACTTCGTTTAGTTCTGCTTCTTGTACAGCTTTTTCTTCGTCGCTTGTATCCCCAGTAACCTTATATGTTTTGCCACCAACTGTAAATGTATCTTTGTTTGCTTTAATTGCGTTCATACGTGCATCAGTAAATGGATTAGATTCATCTAAAAATGGGCGTAGTTCTCTTGAGCGACTCGGATGTTTTAGCATACGTATTGCTTTGGCTTCTCGCTGTCTTACAACTTCCGGAGTTACTCCCATAGCGTCTGCGACTTGTTGTAATGTATATGCTTTCTGAAAAGGTGCTAATCCAAATCGAGCTTGCAACACTTTTATATTCTTTGGAGAACCAGGAAGTTCAGATACTAATCTTGCTACTACTTTTTTTAATTTTGCACCGTCTACTCCTGAAAAATCAAAATCATCGATAGTGTCGTTGGGCATGTCTACTTGTTTTGCTTTTTTAGTAATATCACTAGACTTTGAAGTATCACTAGTTGGAATTCTTGCACCAGTAGCAGTATACCTGTGTGTTTTTGTGTCACCTGCCATAGATTTTTTGTTAACTATATCAACTTCGCCTACTGATTTTTCTTTTTTCTTTTTCTTTTCGTCCGAGCTATGACCGAATGTTTTATGTACAAGTTTATCTAACTTACGGTGGAATTCATCTTCTTCATCACTGCTTGCATCTTCTCCTACTGGCGCCTCTTTGTCGCCCAGTGCTTGATCTAATAGCTTCACAGCAACAGGCGCACCATTGCCGTACATTAGTTTGGCAGCCTTTAGTTTATCTTCATCTGACATTTCAGGCCAAGTAGTTCTTAGTTCACTCGCACTCTTGATTTGCATGCCACTAAAGTCAAAGTTAATAGTAGGACCGTAGGCCATATAGCCCATCTCGTCTGCTGTGTTTAGATCTTTACCTGTGTAAGTACGCAAGTAACCTGGCTCACCATTCTTTTTAGTTTGGTCTGGTAACGGCTGTTCGTTTTTATCTTTTTGACTGCGTACAAATACTAGTGCTGTATCTGAATCTACAATATCTTTGTAGCTCATTGCGTTAAAAGGTGATTTAACTTGTATGAAGTTACTTTCGGGAACTCCTGCCATACCTGCAAGTTTCTTTTTTACATCAAATGGAAAAGGTCTTGCTGCTGTGTCGTTTGTTGCTGCTACATATACGTTAGACTGACCAAATGTTTTTACAGCCCAGTCGTATAAACTTTTATGTCCAGGATGGAAAGGATGAAATCCTCCTGGCATTACTGCTACTATACGTCTTGCTTTTGCTTCAAACAATTCTCTTAATAACATCAGTACACTCCGTTGCGTATCTGTGTCATCTCTTCTGAATATAATTTATTAATAAGAACCTTTTTTTCTTCTGCATTCAAAAGAGTTTCTGGGCGTTTATTAATATTAAATTTTTTACAGTAGTTATGTGATGCTTTATCTATCATAGGACCTAATTCTTTTACCGGATCAAAATTAGAACCTTTTGCCTTCATTTTTTGAATAGCAGGAAAAAAGTTCTTACGATAAAACATAGGATCGTTACGTACAAATACAGCCATATCATCAACTATATCGTATGGTAGACTAGCATCATCTATTGGTTTATTATAAAATTCTCTAATCATTACCATTTTCTGCAACTCCAATATCTTGCTTTTGTTCTCGGTCCAGGATTGTCACAGTTGTGTCTTGCTCTAAATGAACGTCTTGCCGCTGGATTGTTTTTACGAATCTTCATTGACTTACCTTTAACACTGCTACCGCCGTGTCCAAAGTTTACTTTTTTAACATTACCTGTCTTAGGATCTTTGACATATACCTTAAACTTCTTAACATCGCCTTGCATAGGCTTGCCTAGTTTAACTGTACGTCCTTGGTATTCTGCTTCGTCCATGATGTCATCATCGTTGTACCACATAACACCGTATTGTTCATAAAACTCGTCATCGTCTTCATATGTTTCTTCATCTTCAGCTACTTCACCGTCTGCACTAATTTCAATATCAAAGTCTTCATAACCTTGATCAAAAACATATTCTGCTAGTTTGTTAGCAAAGTCATCTGCTTCTTGTTCACTTAGTTCTGCTGCTAATGGCATTTCAAATATACTTGCACCTTGATCTGATTCGTATATTATGCTTCCTGGAAATACATCTTCATTTAAACTTTCGTTTAAATTATCTTGTTTTTCCATTACTACTCTAATAAAATGTTCCATGGTTCCTACCTTAGTGATTTAGTTGAATACTATTAACTGTGCCGTCAGTCCAATTGCTTATGTATGCTCTAATCCATACATAGTTGCCTGTAAAATTAGTAAAGTTACTTTTAGTAGTACCTTCGTCATTTACAACCGGATATGCTTGTGTATACACAGTGAACCAATCATCTGCTGTTGGATTAACAGCTAACGTTCCCTGAACATTAACTGTGCCAATAAAGCCTGTTATATTATATTGTACGGTGTGAAAGCCGTCGGATCTACCGTAGTAACCGTCGCCTTTATATTTTTCTCCAGTAACAGTTTGAATTGTACTGTCGCCGTCGTGTGTGTTTTGTGATAATATTGTTTCGCTCTGTGCCATATAACTATTTATCAATTATTGTATTACAAACTAATTCTTCGATACGACTGATATTACCTATAATCATTAGATTTAATAATGATAAAACTTTAGAATTTTTTACATACAAATAATTATTAAATGCATATCCTTCTTTAATATTTTGTAATGCCTTTTTGCCACATTTTACTAGTTTAGGATTAGCATCGATCCAGTTTCCAAAACCAGGATCAATACGTTTGTAATTTAAAGATACTTTATATATAAATTCTGGTTCGTGATCAACAATTAATATTTTTTTCCGTTGTGTTAATAATTTAATATTCTCTTGTTTTGGCTCCCAAAAAGAAATCATTTTTTCTTCGACTTCATTTGCAATTTTTAATAAAAATTCTTTATCATTACTATATATTATAATAGTATGCCAACTATTAACTCTAAGTTTATAATTATCTGCTTCTAATAAATTATTATAAATTATTTTTGCATCAAAAAAATCTTGATCTGATACAGGAACTTGTGCTCTGTATACTGTTCTATATAATGGTAAACCTTTTTGAATACGTTCGTATGCTTCGTCTAACGCAGCCTTTGCAGAAAGCAGCCGTCCTTTTTGAAACTCAGTTCTAAAGAACGGCGCAAAAGCATTTGTTAGATCTAACTTATACAAATATTGAGCATAATGTAACTTATTTGTTTCAAATATTTTCATTTTCTACAATATCTTTTGTAGTAGTAGTAGTAAGTTTTATCTCATCTGATTCTATATTAATAGTTACTGTACCACCATCTTTTAAATTACCAAATAGCATCTCACGTGATAATGGACGTTTAATATCTTTATCAATTACACGCTGTAAAGGACGAGCGCCCATCTTTTTATCAAAGCCTTTTTCTACTAACCAGTCAAGTGTTTCATCAGTAACATTGATTATAATTTGTTTGTCCTGCACCATTTCCTTTAATTCAACAAGAAACTTGCCAACAATCTTCATCATTACTTCTTTTGTTAAGCTTGCAAATGTTATAGTACCGTCGAGTCTGTTACGGAATTCTGGAGCAAAAAACTTCTTTAGTTCCTTGTCTTCGTAATCGTTTTCCATTGTTTCACCAAATCCAATAGTATTCTTTTCAGCTTGTTTAGCACCTAAGTTTGTTGTTAATATTAAAATACAGTTACGTGCATCTGCTTCTTTACCATTACTACCAGTTATAATACCGTTATCCATAATTTGTAATAAGATTTGCGATACGTCAGGGTGCGCTTTTTCAATCTCGTCGAGCAGTAGTACACAGTTAGGATTTTCTTGTAACTTTTCAATAAGTTGACCACTTGTATCTTCATGACCTACGTAACCGGGAGGTGATCCAATTAGTTTTGCAACACTATGTTTTTCTTGATACTCACTCATATCAAATCGTACAAGTTTTACACCTAGTGCTTTTGATAAAGATTTTGCTGTTTCTGTTTTACCAGTGCCAGTTGGACCCATAAATACAAAACTACCTACCGGTTTATCATCTGGTTTTAGTCCTGCTTGTGCAACTAGAATTTTATCTACAATACTTTCTATAGCTTCGTCTTGACCATAAACAGATTGTTTCATATTTTTTTCTAGATTTGCTAGATTTTCTGTTTCACGTTCGGCAACTTGCTCTTCTGGTAAGTTAAGCATTTTAGCAAGTTCAAACTGAATTTCTTTTTCGTCTATAATTTTATTTTCAAACTGATCATTTACTTTAAATCTAGAACATGCAACGTCAATTAAGTCAATTGCTTTATCAGGCAATTTTTTATCTGTTTGATATTTTATACTCAATTTAACTGCTGCATCTATAGCAGATTCTGTAATTTCTGTACCGTGGTATTCTTCGTAATATTTCTTAATACCTCTTAAGATTTCAATTGTGTTTTCTTTAGAAGGTTCACCAATTACAACACGTTGGAATCGACGCATCAGCGCACGATCTTTTTCAAAGTATTTACGATATTCTTCCCAAGTAGTCGAAGCAACAACTTTTAAGTCACCTTTAGTAAGTGCAGGCTTTAGCATATTAGCAAGATCATTCGAATCTTTGCCACCACCGGCACCAGCGCCGTTCATCATATGTGCTTCGTCTACAAACATAATGGTTTTGCCTTGTTTTGTTAAGGCAGTAAGTACTAACTTAAAACGTTCTTCGAAGTCGCCTCTATATTTTGAACCTGCTAACATAGCACCAATGTCTAAATTATATACTTTATATTCTTTAAGAAAACTAGGAACATTTTCGTTAACAATGTTAAAAGCAAGTCCTTCTGCAATAGCAGTTTTACCAACACCCGGATCACCCACCATTAGTACATTGTTTTTAGCACGGCGCCCTAATGCAAGTGCTAATTTTTCTAGCTCTTCTGAACGTCCAATAATAGGATCAACCTTACCTTTTATAACTTCACTATTAAGATCAGTTGTAAATTTTGCTAGAGCACGTTTTGCATCTTGAGAGATTTCTTCTTCTTCTAAATGAATTTCGTGTAATTCATTTTTCACATACTCTGCAAAGTTTTCTTTATTAATTCCTGCTTTCTCTGCAAAATAAACAGAAGGACTTTTCTTTTCGTTAAGCAAACTTAACAGTACATCTGCAAGATGTATTTCGGCTCTGCCGTTAAACAATGTTTGAGTAAAGGCACGGTTAAGAACACGTTCTACAGTCGATGTTTTCTTTGGCTTGAACTTTTTTGCATCAATTTTTAGTTCTTCGCAGCCGTTCTTCAAGTGATGTTCTAGATTACTTTTTAAGTAATCAACATCTACTCTAACACTTTTCAATAAATTAACAAAGTTTTCTTCACAAAGCATTGCAAATAACAAGTGTTCTAGAGTTACATATTCATGTTTTAATTTACGTGCATCTTGAACTGCTTTTTCAAAAACCAGTTGTAAATCTTTTGACGGTTCCACCATATTATAATAATTCCTTTATTGTAGTTTTTCGAAGTTTTTTCTTTGCCATATTAAGTTTTAATTTACTAATTCTGTCTGTAAATTCAATCCCCTGTAAGTGATCATATTCATGTAAAAAACAACGTGCATCGATATCGTATAATTCATTATTACATTCTTTTCCAGAAATGTCAAGATATTTTATTCGAATTCCTCTCGATCTTTTAATATTTAAAAATAAATTTGGATGACTTAAACAGCCTTCTTTTTCTGAAATTATATTTACTGCTACAGCTTCTATTTCAGGATTTATTACTGTTATAGGTTTTCTATCATCTGTGAGATATGTCTTCATTACAAATATTTGCGCATCAATTCCTACTTGATTAGCACTTAGACCTATGCCATTATTTGACTGCATTACATCAAACATCTCTTTTGATATGTTTTCAGCATCTAAGTTATCAAAATCAAACTTATTTACTTTTCTTTGTAACCACTCGTTAGGTGATAGAATCAATTTCATTTTTTATATCCTTAATTTTATTTAAAATTGTTTGATCTTTTATTTTAGGTATAACGCAATTTAATTTTATGTATATATTGCCTCTTTTAGTTGTTCTTACATCCGGAATACCATATCCTTTAATACTCATTACTACTCCTGACGCTGTTCCTTCTGGTACTGTTATTCTTACACTTTTACTTTCTGGCGTTCTTATATCTAATTCACCACCTAATATTAAATCAAATGCACTAACACTTCGAGATGTATGTAAATCATTACCGTCACGAGTCCAGTATCTGCTTTTTTGTATTTTAATTTTTACATAAAGATCTCCTCTTGGAAATCTTCTATCTCTATTATCGCCTAATCCTTCATATTTTACTGTATCACCGTCTGTAGCACCAGCTGGTATAGCAATGTCAACAGTTGCTTGTTCACCACTTGATAATTTATAAGCAATTATAACATTTTTACCTGTAAAAACTTCGGATAAATTTAAATTAGCAAATGCAGTTATATCGTCATTTCGAGGTTGTCGGGGCGCCCTTCCTCTATTAAACATTTGACTGAATATATCTTGAAAGTCTTGTTGTTGATTAAAGTTATTGTTATTAAGATTTGGTTGCGGAGTATCATACATACTACGTTTATTAGGATCTTTTAACGTGTCGTACGCTTCATTAATTTTTTTGAACTTTGTATCATCACCGTTATTACGATCGGGATGAGTCTGCATCGCAAGTTTTCTATAAGCTTTTTTTATATCATCTTGCGATGCATTTTTAGATACACCAAGTGTTTTATAATAGTTCATGTAATTACTTATCGCACAGACTATTACATTTTGCTAGTAATGATTACTTTTTCTTAGTATATGCTTGAGCACCAAAGAACGCTGCAACAATACCAGCAACAGCAACAAAGTATGTTGGAGCCATTGATCCTAGTGTTTTTTGTGCTTCATCTAAACCTGCTAACGAAGCGCCTACAACTGCAAATGGATACAGCAATAGTCCAAACAATGCAAACCAAGTCATGTTACG